TAAATAATTCCTAATATTTTTTGTTGTAACTTTTTGTATATCAATATTTTGCAACGTTACTATTAACGTTGCGTTTTAACATTGCAAAACGGCAATCGCCTGACTATCACACCCTATAAAATGAAAAAAGACGAGCATTTTGCCCGTCTTTGTGTAAAAATTATTTTGTTATATTTATAACTTTTCTATCTCGTACGTTATAGGCATTCCTATTTCGGTGGCGATATAGTGCTCAATACGTGCGCCTTTGCTTTCTTGCCAGTCTTGTAGCATATAGATAGCCTTACATTGTAGCAGGTCGGCAATATCTTTAGCAATATGTGTTTCCCAAGTGTCGTGCTCTGATAGTCCGTTTTCTAAGGGATTCACGGGTTCATAGCCTAATCTTTTCATTGCTTTGGCTACAGCGGCAAAGCGTGCACGGGTTTCGGTGAGGTCTGTACCGCTGATTTTTCCTGAGATATAGATTTTCATTCTTTGATAAATTTACCGTTAATAATTTTGCCTTTTTGGTTTTTTATCTCGTTGTAGGCGATGTTTAGGCACTCTTCAAGAGTGGTGTCTTCCAAATGAGCAATACCGTTGAGATAGTGTAGGATACTAAATACTCTAAGTCCGCTTGGTTTAGATATTTCTTTGCCTTCATTCCACACATAAAGACTTATCAATCTGCCTAAAGTGTTATGAGCGTTCATTACGTATGAGATGGTATAATAACCTGTTACGGGTAGATCAACCGCTTGCTTAATATACTTTATAGCATCCAATTCTATAAAGTAACAGTAGTTAATGAGGGTTACCATTACATCGCCTATAGCGTCCTGAATAGCGGGTTTTTCGTTGTTATAACACGCCTTGATGAGTTCGCCTACATCTTTGGCATCGATACGGCAGAATGCCATACATTCCTCTCGGTACACAATAAGGCTGTACCCCCCCCATAATCGTGGGCAAGAATGTCGCCCTCATAGATTTCAGTGCCATTTTTGTCGTGTAGCCCAGTAAATTGACTTATTGAGTCTTCATTTACAGCATAATCATCAATAGCAAACTCATCGTGAAGTTCGTAATAATGTAAATAACCATATACAAAATCATTAAGAGCTATACTAAATCCTCTAAATTTAATTGTTCTCATTTGCTGATGTTTTTAGTATTAATAATCTTTCCTAAACTTAGCACAAAGTAGGTTTTACCTTCTTCTGCGCCCCATTCGGGGTTGCCCGTACCAAAGCGTGTGGTTTTTAATTCTATGGTGAGGCTTGGAGCATCACGAGCATAGCCATTGCGAAAGACGACAATGTCGTAATCTCGTCCAATAAGGCGAAGGTTGTAATACGGTTTGATATCGCGATATTCTTCGGTTTTCTCGCCCGATAGTATCATATCAAACCATTTCTTTTTGATGGTTAGGTGTAGGGTTTTATTCATTTCTTGTAATTTTTAATCGTTTTGCGATGAGTTCTACAATATTCACTGTTACGGCATTGCCTATGAGTTTGTAGCGTTGCGTCCGTGCTATGGGTTTTATATCGCCGTTGTAGTCGCCGTATTGTGTCCAGTTATCAGGAAAACCTTGTAAGCGTTCGCATTCTATTTCAGTCAGCCTCCGAACTCCTCCGAGTAGGTTATTTTCTTGAAAGTCGTTGCTCGATATAGTAGGGCAAATAGTTAGGTCTGCACCTTTGTTTTTACCTCGTGGGCGTTGTTTAATAATAAAATCATTATTATTTCTTGTTAGGGCAGGTGATATTCCTCTTTCATCATATACCCTATTTTGTTGGTAAGGTTGCCTACCATTAGACTCAGTAGAAGGATTAAGTTGTATTACCGTCATATCGGAATGTAAGCCTCCAGAATGCCCACCTCCTGTTAGGGTACTTGCAGTTTTAGGAATGATGTATGTATCGTCAGCATTCATATTGCCATTGGCTTTGAGTGTGGTACTAATTTGGGCTTGTGATTGACTTTTCTTTTTTGTTGTAGGAAGGCAATCATCTTCTGTGATAGGAAATACTCCTGGGACACTTCGTCCTGCAAGATGTCCGACAAGGTAAATTCGCTCGCGATTTTGGGGTAGTAGCCAGTTTGTATTAAGCAATTGCCATTCAATTCGATAACCCCCAATGTTGGCAAAGGCTTGGAGAATTGCCCAAAAGTCTGCGCCAGCATTTGAGCTGAAAGCTCCTTTAACATTCTCCCAGACAAATATACTTGGTCTGATTTCAGCAATGAGGGCAATTGCTTTTTTGATAAGGCTACTTTTTGAGCCTGCGAGTCCGGCACGCTTTCCAGCAAGGCTGAAATCTTGGCAAGGCGATCCGAATGTGATAATGTCTGCTCCTGCAAGGTCTGCGGGCTGAATAGTTGTAATATCTCCGATGTGTTTTGCATTTGGAAAATTGTTTTTATAGTTTGCTATTGCGTGTTTATCTATCTCACTAAAGTAGTGCTCTGTAAAATGGAAGCCTGCGCGCTGAAATCCGAGTGAAAAGCCTCCAATACCGCTAAAAAGGTCTATTATTTTCATTGTTCTTTATACTTTTCGTTAATCACGTCTAAATGCTGATATATCATTTCTGAGAGGTCGTTAGAGTACGACTCAAAGGCATCAATTAGCACTCTGTCGTCTTTCATTGTTTTTTTGAATTGCTTCACCGCCTCGCCGCTAAAGTGTTTTAACCTGCGAAAAGCGAGTTTAAATTCTCTGCTGAATTTTGTATCGTCAATTCCGTACATAAGTTCGTTGAGGCTATCAGCGTACGATAGGGCAAGGATAGCGTAATGGGCTATTTTCTCACGCTTTAGCACGGGCATTACTACTGCTTTATCGTGTTCGGCAATTGCGATATTCATTAAGTTTCGCGCTTCTTGAGGTGTAACTTGCAGTCCTCTTGCTCGAAGTTCTGTTATAAATTTATTGTTATTACTTTTGTTCATTTTAAGTGTTTTTGTTTACGATTAAAAAGGCACTCCATCATTAGGGGGTGTTTTTGCAAAGGCTTCAGCGGGTGAAGCTGTAGGAATAGTATTAGTATTTCGCTCTTGTGTAGGTTCTCTCGGAGGGCTTGATTGAGTCATTGTTATTGGTTTTGCCATTGTACCAGTAAATTCATCGTAAGGATATATTGTAAAATCGTTGCTATCAACCATAAATTTAAATGCTTCAAAGGGATAACCACGAGTGTATTGCGGCACAACTTCTACTATATCCTTGTTGTTTTCATCAAGTTTTAGCAAAAAAACTGTTTCGGCTTTTTTGGTAACTGCACTTCCTAAGTGTCCAGTGGCTTTTGTTACTCCGTAAGCAACGTGAATGATTGTGCAAATATGTATCTTATATTCATCTGTCCACTTGATGAGTTTCTGTACTATTTGGTTGCTCCATTCGAGGTTATTTACATCGTTCATTAGGTCGGCAACCCCATCGATAAATACTAATTTTACCTTTCCTCTGAAACGTTCTAACACTTTATCTATAAACGCTACTCGTTCTTCTACTGACAATTGTAGTATTTTAAAAGTTAGATAGTTAGGATAGTTTGTTCCTACCACTTTAGGAACACATCTAAAAGTCCGCTGAGCATAATACTCTGATTGCTCCGTGTCAAAATCTAAGATGTAATCATCATTTTTTCGATGAGAGCATAATAAAGGAAATCGATATGAGGCATTTCCTCCGATATAGGTAGCGCATAGTTGCGTTTTGAATAGCGTTTTTTTGCTCTTGCTGGGTGCAGCTATTACGCTAAAACTTCCTGCTGTCATTACTGGTGTAGGTACGTAATTGTTATACTCTTGGTGCTCTCCTATGCTAATAATAATCTCAGGTGGTTTTATCGGTTTATCTAATGCTACAAATGCTCTTTTGTACTCGCGTGCAAACCACAAACATCAAAGGGAGATAGTTCAACTCCTTCTTCTATTTCTTGTATTTTTAACGACATAATAGCGATAATTTAGTGATTTCTGACTTTATAAAGTATTCGATTTCCTCTTTTTTGTATTCCTTTTGCAAAACTGCAACGCAATCAGCCATTTTTTCCTTTGCGATTTCGCTTTTTTCTCTTGCAATTTTCAAAACATCTTCAGATTTGTACTTATCTTCGAGAGTTTCGCTGTCTTCTGCAGGTGTTTTATTGGCTTCCGCTACTCTTTTTGCCTCACGTAGTGCTTTTTCATAATCTTTGTATGCTGTTTCGTATCGCAACATTTTTGTCGTTTCGGCTATATCGTCTATCCACCATTCGAGGGGTTTTTGAACGATTTCATGTATGTGTGCCAATATGCTGCTGGCAGTAGCTTTTTCGTCAATATCTTTGGCAAATAGATAGCGATTTAAGAATACAAAGCAAAATAAACGCGATAGCAATGGGTATTTATCCGTTTGTTGTTCTTGCGATGTTTTGATGAATTTTAGTACAGTGTTAAATGCTGTTTTATCATCAGGCGTTCCTTTGCGATTAGCTAGGTATTGCAGTCGTCGCAAGGCTACATCTACATCCATTGTGTTTTTAATCATTTTGTCGGTTTTTAGTTGTTAGTTAAATTTACAAGTCGCCAATATTACGCGTTATACCGTTTTTACTACTTTTCCGCCCTTTTTGAGGCTCTTTATTGTAGAGTTGAGTATTTGTAAGTCCGGCATTGTAAAACGTGCTAAAATGGTCTGGTTCTAACATTTTGTCAGGCGATAGAATGAATTGCGGATAAATCTGTTTTTGAATGAATACGCCTTTAATTGCTAATTCGATTTCGCCTTGTGTGTAGTTTTTGGCTACTTCTATGAGGTTCATTCTTGCATTACCCAATATCGCAACGTTACCTATTGCCCCAACGTTGTAATGTCTTTTAGCGTCATTCCAACGTTTCGACAACCAGCCCGTCAGCGCGATAGCATCTCCGTTAAAATCATCATAGGCTTTTAAGGTTGAGTTTTCAGCTTTTGGTTTTTTCTCGTGTGTGTGCGTGTTTGTTTGTTTGTTTATATTATAATCATTATCATTAGGGTTATCTTCGGTTATGTTTGGTAATGTTGGGTTATCTTCGGTTATGTTTGGTAATGTTGGGTTATCTTCGGTTATGTTTGGGTTATCTTTTTTCTCATAATAAGGATTAGATTTTCCCTTCACAAAATTCGGATTACCTCCTTTTTTCCCATTCTCTTTATTAACCGCTAATTTCTTTTGATAACTCTCTGAAAACGCATCTAAATCTAATTTGATAAACTCAAAAGCCATTTCAACTTTCTCATCTGTTGAGCCTGCGTTTGCCCCGTTCTCCACATATTCGAATAACATTTTGAAAAGAACGCCCGCCTGCTTGTCGGACAATTTATTGACCACGCTTCCGTATTTAGTCTTTAGAATAAATGTATCTTTCATAGTTACATATTTATTGTTAAAAAAAAAACTCCCCTTGCCCTTAACTTGCTATTTGTACAATGGCACGCCAAATAATAACGCTCGCCAAAGACAAGGGGAGACAAATGAATGAAATGTTAGAATAAGGTCGTTTGATTAAGATCGTCAGTCATCCGTTGTAAGTTTCTTTGCATTTGGTTGTAATATGAAGGCTTTAACTCTATCCCTATAAAGTTGCGTTTGAGCCTCAAACTCTCGTGCCCTTCACTGCCTATACCTCCAAATGGACTTAATACGGTTTCTCCCTCATTGCTCCACAAATGCAAACAACGCCTAATGGTTTCTAATTGTAACGGACAAATATGCTTTTCGTCCTTCTCATCACGCGCACTGGTGTATTGCAAGGTATCGGAGTAGTTTATATCATACCATACTGGCTCTGCATACTTTTGCCATAAACTTACGGGGAGGTAATTCTCTTGTTTCTCATCTGTTACTTGGTGTGTAATTGGCACAAGATTATCACCTGCATTGCGAAACACTAAGATGTAATCTGGAATACCCG